TTTCAGTGTAATCAGCAAAACGAGCTCTAGTGTCTCCTTCAGCTTTTAAGTACCAGTAGTAACCATTTTGTCCTTCTTCACCAGTAACTTCAACCCATCCAATTTGCGTAACATCAGATCCAGATACTTCGTAGTAGTCTTTCATGATGATAGGCTTGTTATGGAAAGTTTTGAATTGAGGTGCGTTAGCAACTGTTCTACCTTCACTAGCTTTAGAGAATTCAGAACCAAATACAAATACATTTACTGTTTTAGCAGCTTGTGCGTTAGCAATACCTGTACCACCTGTTGGAACGTTTATAGCAAGCGCTCTATCATAAGGTAGTATTGTTATTACACCAGAAGAAGCTATTGATTCTACGTAAGCTCTGATTTCTGAATCAGCATCACTCATTAGTATCATATCACCAACTCTAATACCGTGATCAGTAGCAGCACTAACTGCATTACCATCGATATCAGCTTCAACTTCAAATGTAGTTTTACCACCTACAGTAGCTGTTTTACCTTGGTAAGCTAAGTGCAATCTACCTTGCTCAGACCAAATTACTTGGTCAGACATCATAGCTTCTTCAGCTCCTACTTGTGATAGGAAACCAGAAATTGTTCTATTACCAAACACTTCAGCTTCCGCATCCATTAAATCTGGTAAGTATTGTTGTGCCCAACCTTTAGTAGTAGCAGACGTAAAGTCTATATAGTTACTTCCTAAAGTTTGTTTTTGTGGGGCTGGCACGCTGTTTAATAATGCCCCTGGAGTTAAACTCATAATTTTGTTATTTTTAAATTAATATTTATTTACTTTCTTTTTTTAAAACCGTAAGAAGATGTTGAATCGTCAATTACTCTGAACTTAGGTCCGCTAGTATTATTGTTAGCAGGCATAGACTCTCTAGGATCCATGTTGATATTTTTTGATTTAGCAACACTAGACTTTAAAGCATCTGCTTTTCCTTGTTCATAGAAGTGATTAGCAATAGCATCTGAATTCATTGCTGTAAACAGAGACTTATGATAACCCATTGCATCCGACATCATATTATTTTTATCTAAAAACTTTTTAGTAAAATTATTTAAGTCACTTTGAGTTTTCTTAACCTCATCACCATTTTTAACATTAAACCTATATCTTTTATCTCCAACGTTATATTCAAAACCTTTGAACTTGTCGTTGAAAACTTGGTTTGTTTTGTTAACAAACGCGGTGGTTTGGCTATCAGCTACTTTTCTACTTTCTTCTTCCTGTTTGTTGTACCTATTAAAAAAATCCATAGCTTTTTGAGCTTCAGGTGTTAACCTTGACCCGGCTTTAATTTCTTCATAGTATTTAGACTTTTGCCCGTCTAAGTGGCTTTTAGCACGAGCTACTTGCTCTTTTAGTGCTATCTTTTTTCTTTTAATATCTTTTTCCTCATCTATTTCTTCGTCGTAAGAAAACTCTTCGTTTATTAAAAAATCAACTTCGTCTTGATTTAAATGAGATTTTGTAGTTTTGTAGTACTCTCGTAATAAAGCTTTATCTTCGTAACCTGTAAAATCTTGATTAAGCTTTACGTAGTCTTCTAAAGTACCACCAGTTTCTTCCATAAACTCTACAACTTTCTGTATGTTTTCTGGTAAAGATTTGCCAGTTTCTTTAGCTTCTATTATTTCTTGAGCTATTTCTTCTACTTTTTCTTCTGTAGTTTCTTTTACTACAACCTCTTCTAATGCTGGAGCTTCTTGTGCTTCAACTTCCGGCTGTACTTCTTCTTGTTTTTCTGTGGTGTCGGCATTATTAAGCTCTGTAACCACTCCCTCGTCGACAGGGTTATCTTCTTTAACTTCATCTTTTTTTGGTTCTATTGGTTTTTTTAAATCTATCTTTGCTACATCCCCTTCAGGGTTAGATTTAAGTTTTTTCATTTTTTTCTTTATTTTTAACTTTCCAACTGTATCATCTACAACTGGCACTTCTTTTTTTTCTTCCATAATATAATATAATAATAATTAATAATTTTTTACATAGTGTCTGCTAAGTTGAAGTCGCCACCTATACTATCATTACCTGCAGACTCAAAGTTTTTAGGTGCTTTACCATTATTTCTTTGATCTATCATTTCACTTTGTTGTGTGGCTTGTATTTTTGTTCTTTCGTCTTTACGATCTTCTTTCATACCTTCATTTTCTGACGCAGCAGAAGTTTCCAACTCTCTTAATTGCATGTTAAATCCAAACTCCATTTCCATAAGTTCTTTTTTAGCTTGCATTTCAGCTTGAAGCTGTTTTAGTCTCATTTCAGCTCTAGTTTGTTCTAACTGCATTTCGCCTTGAATTTTTTGTTGTTGAGCTTGCATATCAGCTTGAGCTTTTGCTTGCGCGGCTTGTTGATTTGTTTGTGACTGCTTCTCCATGTTTTGCTGTTGCATTTGCTGGTCTTTTTCCATTTTCTTTTTTCTACGCAACTTTAATAACTGGTTAGCAAGTTTTAGACTTTTTATTTCTCTAATATCAATAGCATCTTCTAATTCTATTATACCTTTTTGCAATGCCATTTGAATATTGTTTTCTAACATTTGCTTTTCCTCTTCATCCGGAGTTAACTCTATATGTATACCAAAATCATACAGGTGTAAATCTTTTAATTCTTTTAATGTGGCAACATTGTGACTACCTATTTGCTGTATAAAAGCATTTGCGGTTGGTGAGTATTCTAATATATCAGATATTCTTAAAACTAAAGCTTCAGCAACTTCTTGTGTTAAAAACAAACCAGCTTGTAGTATATGTCTTGTAGCTGTATTGGAGTTTGCTGCTGCTATTTTCTGAACGCCAACTAAAGCGTTTTTATCAGGCGAACTACCATCTCTAGCTTCGTTTAAACCAGTAGCATCTCTAATCATTTGCATGTAGTAGTTGTAAGTCTGAATTAAGCTACCCATTTTTTGACCTCCACTACCACTTGATATTTCTTGTATTGGCATTCTTCCTGGGTTACCATCGCCATCAGCTGTCATTGATCTACCTATAATACTACCTGTTTGAAAAAACATGTTCAAAGCTTCTTGTGGATTATAGTTTGTACCATTACCTAAATCTATTTCAGCTAAACCGTCAGCATCCAAATAAATACCATCTGGAACCATACGTGATAATACTTGTTGTAGCTTTAAGTGTGTTAGCTGTATCATATCAGCAAAACCAGTTATTCTACTCACAGTACTTTCTATTTTACCATTGTATTGTCTTGGTGCAACTATACTGTAGTTCATTTTAACTTTAGTAAAATCACTTTTAGGTCTAAGCATGTTTTGTGATAAACCCCATTTTAACAACTTTTTAGTACCAAGAACCATTGCTCCATCATATAAAACCTCTATTGCTCTTGAAACTCTAGCAAAAGTACCGTCCATATTTTCTGGTGGATTAAACGTGTCATCTTTTAATATAGCTTTGTCAGCACCAGTAGCTGTTTCTTTTACTTTGTAAACCTCGTTCATATATGTTTTATAATTAAAATATAAAACTTGAACTTTGTTATCATCAACCTCTTCGCGATTAGAGTGCTGGCCATGCGCTTGATTAACTGTTGATTTGTTTTTAGCTATATCCTCAAGTTCTTCTTGGCTTAAGTGTGGAAACTGCCTAACTAATTCGTTTAATGGTATGTACTTTACCTCACCAACGTAATATATATCTTCGTAATAAGGTGACTTGCTGTAGGAATAAACTAAATCAGCTGGGTCAACATACTCTATTGTAGTGCCTTCAGATGTGTTAAAACAAGTTTTTACAGCACCAATACCTAAAACTGTTAAGTCTCTATAAAATCTTTTTTTAGTAAGCTCGTAATTATTACCTTGAAACAAAACTTTTAAAGCTTGCTCTTCAGCAACTTCAATAGACTGTTTGTAATTTAACTGCATGTGCAAAGCTAATTCTTCCTCAGTATCTGGTAAAGTTTCCTTAGGGTTTTCTCTTGTTTTTACATTAAAATTTTGTTCAGCATAATCATTAAACTCTCTAGACCGCATGTCCCTAAGCATTGACTCCATGTACTTAGTTCTTTTGTCAACACCGTTTGTATCTGTAGATACACATTTTATATCGTACATTCTTTCAGCAATACCATTTACTAGTATGTCTACAAACTTAGGTATAATAGGTACTGGCTTCCAGTCTAAATTTAAATAAGATAAGTCACCGTTAATAGATAATTCATCTTTATATTTCTGCACAGGTTGTTCTCCTCTAGCGTAAAGTCTTAGCTTGTGAAACTGATTTTTTGTATTAAGATATTTATTTCCCCTTTTGTTGTTATTAAACCACTCTGACTCAATAGCTTTACCTACTTTTAAGCCATATTCATAGCTTAATTTTTCAGCATCGCTAACAGCTTGGCTCGGGAAATTTAAAGTTGTAATCATATTAATTTATATTAATTTAGATATGTTGCCAGTATTAGAATACTTAGCTATGTTTATATTTAGCTTAGGTCTTTCAACCTTTGCGTTAGGAGCATACAAATGTCTGTTGTTTGCCATTATAGCTAAACCAGAACTTATTGACGCATCATGCTTTGTTCTTTTATTTATATCAAATGCGGCCCAATCATTTAGCAACTCATTAAAATAACAATCACCAAACTCTCCTTCTTGATTTAAACCAACGTGATCTTGTATGTACATTTCAATTGCAGCTGCGTGAGCTTGCTTTATGTCTTCGCTTGAGTTAGGTATACCACCTACTTCTTTTTCTGCTGTAGACAACTTGTTCCATACTTTGTCAGGTCTATTCATACTAAAACCTCTATAACCACGTCTTCGTAAATAATACAATAGACGAGGTTTGTTGTTCTCTGCGAGTATAGGCATCCCATAAAATACTAATGCCATTAGAACATCTTCAAAGAACATCTCTGCGGTTTGTGGTCTAGCTAGGTACTCTAGAAAAAAGCTGTTAGCTGGAGCGCTTTCCATACTAAACTTAGTTAGCCCGTGCAATGCACCTTTAGAACCTACACCATCTACAGTTCCTGATATATCG